TTAACCTACAACTGGTTCTTGGGTGGCGCTGAAGAGTACAACGAAAAGCAGTTTAAGAAAAACCAGTAATAAAAAAGGGGCCCTTGAGGCCCCTTAGTTTTACTACACTATCTCACATGCTCCACCTACACACGCTAACTCTTGACTCCCTGTCGTGTTGTCTTCTTTCTCAAAGTCTCCCAAGTCTGCCCAGTCTACACCCTCTGGCATAGTAGTTAACAACTCCTCATACTGCTCTGCTGTAATCTCTTCATAAGGAGCCTGCTGATACACATGGTCACTATACGGCAACAAACTAATCCCACTACACAGATCAAAGTTTTCCCATATCCACTGTGCTACTTGCAAGAACTCACTATCCGTGTAGTACACAGTGATACTTGGCTTATGCTCACACCAGTGATTCTGGTAAGCCTTCCAAAGTTTTAGCTGTTCCATTGCTCCTACTTCTGACGTAGTCACTGCTGTCTCAGGTGCTTTGACTGGAAAGCTGAACACCACTGATGATGGTGACATAACGTCTTGCTCTACTGGGAATCCTTTCTCTTCCATGAAGACTGCAAGCGGGTCTTTCTTGTCGCTACGTACTCTGCGAATGTAATGCTTAGAGAAGCGAGGATGGATACCACTAGCAGAGTCAACAAGCTGAGATACAGTACCGCTAGGCTTAACACACGTAATAGCCGCAGACTGATTAATCCCAAGAGAATTACTCCATTGCTTGTTTGTCTTAATAGCCACTTCACGTATTTCTTCAAGCCACTTCTCCAGATCAGGGGAATCTCCTTTACTTAGCAGGTAGTGATCCATAATACCCGTCATGCTTACGCCTAACAATGCCTCTTCTTCAGTGTTTCTTTTCCACATTCCACGTAAATATCGGAAGTCTGTTAGTGTCGCCTGTAGTGTACCGATAATGGCAGCTACTTCTGCCTTCTTCTTGAGGGTGTCCAGATCATCTCGTTCTCTTACAACAATCTCCGACAAGTTACAGAACTGGTTACTACGTAGGATAATCTCAGAGCAAGGGTTAGTACCAAAGTCCTGCTCACTGTCACGCCTACCGTTACGTGCTGCAATCTTCTGTGCTGCTACACGGCTAAAGATACCACGCTCACCAGCCTTGCTTTCGTACATCGTCTGCATCTCTGACAGGAAGGACTCAAAGTCTGGCTTCTCAGTGTACGCTACGCTGTTGTTAGCAAGCCTACGCTGTCCTTCAAGTTCCCACCAGTTCCCTGACTTAGCTTTAGCCATACGAGGATCAGAGAGGTTAGAGAGGCTGATAAGGGCTGATCTACGAACCCCACCTACCACTACAATGTCAGCAATCTTACACACTACATCGTGACATTCAATAGAGGTTAGCTTGCGTCCTGCTGCCTTCTGGAATATCTCTACACAGAAGTTGAACAGATCAATCAAAGGCTCAGGGCCTGACGCACGACCACCGAATGTCTTTAGTCTCTCCCCTACTGGACGTACTTTACTGGTGTCCCACTTAGGTATCTTACCTGCATACAACATAGCTATCAATTCACGGAAAGCAGAAGCCCATCCAATCTTACTGTCTGACACTACGATAACACTGTCGGTCTTGTGGAAGGACTCCGCAATGACAGGTAGTTTGGTTATGAAGTTACGCTCCACACTGAAGCCCACACCAGTACCACACATCAGCACGTACATTAGTTCATCAAAGCTACGTGGTGAGTCGATGGCTAGGTAGCTACAGTTGAAGCCCGCTACGTTGTCCTTGGCTAACGCTGGCCCTGCTGTCATCATACAGCGCATTGATGGCATAACGTCCATGTTGTATATAGCTTCTTTAACTAGGTCGTAGTCTTTACCCTTAAGTTGTCCACGGTCTTTGAAGAAGTCTACATAGCGTGTCACTGTCTCTTCCCAAGTTTCTCGTCTACCCTCTTCAGGCAACCAGCGGGCATATCGGCTCTTGTGTATAAATTGTTGATACTGTTCCATTATTTATTCTCCTTTGCTACAATCTTAGTCAGTTTAGTTAAGTACCAGCCAGCCTTCTGTAAGTCCTCTACCTGCTTGCCTTTGTAGTCATAGCGCCACAGGTATTTCAGGCAGTTGCCCTTGAGGTAGCCTTTGAATGCAACACTGGACATGGATTCCTCTATTGCATCAATACACTCTATGTTGCCTGTGTTGTAGTGTGTAGGTTGGTTTACGTTATCAATAATCTCTTCAGCTTCCTCTTTTGCTGCCTTTATCCACGCCTCTAGTCCTGTCTTACGTGTCCTATCCCACTCTGCTGGTGTTGCGTCATTGATGCTCATCTTCAAAGTCCTCTGCTATTCTGTCAAAGTTTCTAATTATCCTGCGTTCAAATGCCTCTACTAAATCGTATGTCGTGATTGATAATAATTCACAAGTTAACTCTTCATCGAGAGACTGAACAATCTTTTCTTTAAGTTCTTCTAGTGTAATGGCCATTAGACTTTCTTCCTTTTAATATACCGTGTCAATTCCTTGGCTGTCTCAATGGTGAAGTGTTTGAATCCTTCTTTGTCACACCACTCTCCCATTGTTATCTTGCCACCCTTACGTACCTTCTTGTTAGGATTAGACAACACAAAGACTAACTCCCACTCTGGCATAGAGTCTCGTATAGCGGTGTACTTCTGTGTGTCGCCTACTCTGAAGAACCCTTTGCACTCTACCAGTACCGCCTTGCCTTCATGTACAAAGTCAGGAAGGTACTTCTTATGGACTGTATAAGGTAAACCGTAAGGCTCAAACTTGTACTGCCCATCTAGCTTCTCTGATAAATCCTTCTCAAGTCCTGATCTAAAAGCCCGTTTCATCTAACGTGATCTCCTCTACTCGTGGCTCACTAACTACATTGACTAAGAACTTAGGGCCGAATGAATACCTGAAGACCCTCATGTCAGGGTAACAATGCTCTTTAAACTGACAATAAGAACAACCGATAGCTAACTTCATGTTGCCCGACTTGCCATCAGGTACAGGGTCATAGCAATACTCAGTTGGTTCGTCGCCTTCAACTAGCTGCTTGATGTTCTGTACTCTATCAACAATAGGTTCCTTGAGTTTATCACTGTCTGTGTTCTCAAGATCATACTTGAGATAAGTCAAATGCCCGTTAGCTTTATCCATAGTCAGCCAGCCTACCTGTGTCTCACCACAAGAGTGAGCGTAGGCTTTGATCTGATCTATGTAACCAAAGGGATCATCATCTACCAGACTACCATCCTTAAACTTCTTGAACCCGAAGCTACTAGCAGACTTAACGTCAGTCACAACGCCATCTATCTTGCAATCCATGTGCCCTACGATACCGTCTACCTTGCACACCTTCTGCTCGTCAGTGACACTGTGTCCAGCCATACGAGTCAAGAACAACAACATCTCCTCAATCAAGTGACCATACATAAACTTGACATAGGTGTGTGGCTGTAACTCTTCACCTGCTGTACCGTTGTAGTGATTCCAAAGATAGCGGTCAGTGCGGCCAATGTTTGACAAGCGTAGCTTGCGGTTATCCTCTCGCTTTTCCCGACCAAACTCAGTACGCATCAGTTCCTTAACGCTTTCACCAAACTTGTCTATCTCTGCCTCTACGTCTACAGATGGGTCAGCATCCTTGCTTTCCATCAGTGCGTAGATGTCCTGTACTACATCCTCAACACGTTTCATCGTACTCTCCTATGATAGAGTCGATCCATCGTTTAGCTATCTCTACGTCACACTTGAACCACTCGTTGCGCTGTTCAAACATATCAGACAATCGTCGATGCGCTTCAGCTTCCGTTGCTCTCCTGTCTGACGTGTCTACTACATAAGCTAGTTCATAGTCCCTGTAAGGTGAAGACGTTTGGTAGTTCTTAGCCCTATCCTCTGCGTCCACTGCCATCCCTACCTTGACCCAGCCCTCCCATGCAGGATTGGTAATGACATACACCTGACCCTGTAGAGTGTTCTTAAAGTTCTCTAAAGAACTAAAGGCTGCATCCTCAAACCCTTTGTAACTTCCTGCTTTGTACAGTGGATGGCTTTTAGCAACGTACTTTCCATTGACAAACATCCTATCCTTGTTCTTTTTGTTGTGTGAATCAACACGCTGTCTTTGCTTTCCTCCTCTAGCACCGTAGTACCACCACTCTCCATCTTCAAAGTAAGTGTTCTTATTAATGGGTGTCGGCCCAGCTGTCTCCGACTTTGTAATCTCCGGCGAGAGGGCAGTTGAGTTTGTAGTGGTGTCCTGCTGCTTCAACACAGCTGACTGCCAGTCTTCCGAAAACCTCTGCTTTCTCTTGTCTGACTTCTGTCTGGATTTCATCGTGAATGTTTCCTATAATGTTGTGTTGTATACCCCATATTGTAGCATATTCCTGCAACAAACACAAGGCTTTCTTCATAACGATAGCGCCTGCGGACTGTAGTAAACTGTTCAGTGCCGCATGTTCTGATCGTATAAAGACCCGTCTCCTATCCAAGCCAAGAACATAGCCTCTTGAAGCTGCCACTCCAACTCGTTCTCGTAATGTTCCAAGAGCAGGCGTGTTTGATAGGAACTTTTCTTTAAGTCTTCTACCGTCCTTTGCATTTCCTCCAACGATACTTCCGATCTTAGCGTCACCGGCTCCATATAAAAAAGCGTAGATGAAAGTCTTTGCTTGATCTCTAGTTGTAAGGCCCGCAGCCAGCTGGTTTGCCGTGTGAATATCTCCATTGAGAATTTCATTAGTGTATTCCTC